AATAAACCCTGAAGTAATGGGTCCAATGATTGATGCTAAGATTGAAGCATTATTAAAGTTTACACCATATGCAAAGGTAGATACTACACTTGAAGGTGTACCTGGTGATACTAAGACTGTACCATCTTGGAATTATGTAGGTGATGCAGAAGATTTTGATGTTGAAGCTGGTAATGAGATGGAAACAACAAACTTAACAGCATCTAGTGCAACATTCACTATTAAGTGTGCTGGTAAGTCTATTTCTATTTATCAAACTGCAATCAATTCAGGTTTAGGAAATCCTATTGGTCAAGCAGAAACACAACTTGCTAAGTCAGTTGCTGGTAAGATTGATTCAGATGTTGTAGCAGCAGCCTATACTTCAAAGGTAACAGTTGGTGATGGTTCTGCAGTTCTTAATTATGATGGAATTGTAGATTGTCTAACTAAGTTTGAGGATGAGGAAGATGGAATTGAAAAGGTAATGTTTATTCATCCAAAGCAAGAAGCAGCATTACTTAAGGATGAGAACTTCAAATCTGCAGATAAGTTTGATAAGTCAGTAATCGTTAAGGGTGCAATTGGTAAGATTGGTTCTTGTTGGATCAAGAAGTCTAAGAAGGTTAAGTTAAATGAAGCTGGTAATGCTTACTTATGTCCAATCATTAAGATGGAACCTGATTCTGCAGAAACTGAATATACAGAAGATGAGTTACCAGCAATCACAATCTTCATTAAGAAGCGTTCACAATTAGACCATGAGTGGTTACCAAAGAAGCAAAAGCATGATTTAACAATTGCAGAATATTATGGTGTTGCTTTAACTAATGAAGCAAAGGTTGTAATTGGCTTATTTGCTGCAGCACCAACTGTATAATCAGTCAAGGGGGGGTAATGAATAATGAAAGTTAAGGTACTAAAAACATTCATTGACAAAAACACAAAGAAATTAAATGAAGTTGGATCAATTATTGATGTGACTAAAGAACGCTATGAGGAACTAAGAGCTGCTGGAAATTATGTAGCAGTAGAAAAGGTTACTAAAGCAACTACAACAGAATAAGGGGTGATTCCCTGTGATTATGTCAGTTAATGAATTAAGAAAATTCATTACAACAGACCAAAGTGATGAAGTGCTTGAAGGAAAACTTCAGGCACTTGAAGTTTTGGTTAGAAAATATACAAACAATAATTTTCAAAATAGATTAATAAGATTTCAATGTCCTAGTATGGCACAAAAGTTATATCTAACAACACCATATTTAAATGTTGGTGATACCATCCAAATATCCCAATCTATTTATAATGATGGAATCTATACCATTGATTCAATAGAAGATAAGTTCATTAAATTAGATAGAACTATATATGATGAATCTACTATGTTAGTTACCAAAGTTGATTATCCTATGGATATTAAAATAGGTGTTGTCAATATGATTAAGTGGGATTTAGATAATCGTGATAAGGTTGGAATCCAATCTGAAACCATTTCTAGGCATTCTGTGAGTTATTTCAATATGGATGGGGATAATTCTACCCTTGGCTTCCCAAAGTCAATTGTAGGCTTTTTAAAGCCTTATATGAAGGCTAGGTTTTAGTTATGGCTAAAATAGGTGGTAACACTAAAGCATCACTGCAAGAAAAAACTTCAGTTTCATATAATGCTATTGGTGAAAAGATATTGGATTGGAATACAACTGATGAATTAATTGGTTTTTTAGATATGCAAAGTCAGATGGCTAATAGAAATGTATATTACACTAAATTAGAAGAATCAACACATATATTCATCTGTGATTATGTTGCATTGAATAAAGGTATTGAGGATAGAAGAATGCTAATTAATGATGAAGTTTATGATGTCTTATACATTGATGATCCAATGAATCTACACCAACATTTAGAAATTTTCTTAAAATATATTGGTGGTCAAAATAATGTCCAATAACGTTAAGTTTACAGATAATTCTTTAGAAGTTAGTGGATTGTTAGAACAACAAGCAATTGCCTTTTTATATGAAGCTGGTAATGCACTTAGAAATCAAGTGATAAGAAATTGTGATGAATACACAGATACTGCTAGTACAAAAGATAAATGGGAATTGCATGTTGATGAATCTAGTCTAACTGCAATTGTAGGTAATCCAAGTGAAAATGCTATTTGGGAAGAATTTGGTACAGGTGAATTTGCAGCTAATGATGATGGAAGAAAAACACCTTGGTATGTACCTGTTGAAGGATATACAGGTAATAAGCATCCATCTTACAATGGTAAGGTTGTTGTAGTGTATGGCAAAGGTGGTAAAAAGTTCTTCAAAACTAATGGTAAAAAACCTAGGTATCATCTAACCAAAGCATTCACAAAGGTTAAACCTAAGATTATTAGAAGACTGAAACAATTAATGGGTGATTAGATGACAATAGAAGCATTATCATATATTAAGAAATTACTAGATGAACTTGGTATTAATTATGAATTTGGTGAATGGATAGGTAAAATTACCTATCCTTATTTTGTAGGTGAATATCAAGAATCACCATCACTAAATGAAGATGGCAAACAAGAAATCTTATTTATTCTAAATGGTTTTAATCGTGGATCTATGCTTGATTTATTACTAATAAAAGAGCAAATAGAATCACATTTCAAAGACCAAAGAACAATTCTTCCTAATGGGAATGGAATTGTTATAACGTATTCAGATGCTATGCCAATTCCAACCTGGGATGGTGAACTAAAAAGAATACAAATTAAGTTAAATATTAATGAATGGAAGGTATAAAGGATGTCAAAAGAAGGTAGAAGTGGAATTACTACTGATACACCAAAGAATATAATGTTTGGTGCTGGTACAATCCATAAGAATTTAATTTTTACACCAGGTACTGATGGTGGCACAGGTTCTTGGAATTTTGAAGAATCTGTAGTTGGTGCAACAAATGGTGGATCAAAGTTTTCAATTGTACCTGAAGTTTACAAAATCCCACTAGATGGTGCTAATGTAAATGTTCAGAAATTAACTAAGAAGATTGGTGAAACTGCTACAATGGAAATCAATTTTGCAGAAATCAAAAAGGATTTAGTGAAGTCAGCAATCTATGGTGAAGATGGTGAAAGTGAAGATACAGCTTATGATGTAATTGTACCAAAAGAAGATATTGTGGAAGGTGACTATTGGGATAACATTGCATTTGTTGGTAAGACAGTAGATGGTGAAAACATAATTGTTATTATGGAAAATGCACTTTGTACAAGTGGCTTTTCTACAGAAGGTAAGAACAAGACTGAAGGTGTAGCAGCAATGACATTTGAATGTTATGCAAAACTTGATGCTAGTCATGATAAGTTACCTTATCGCATTTATTTACCAAAAGCAGTTTAAAAATTTTTTCAAAAAAAAGATAGTGAGGATTAAAGATGGAAAATAAATTCAATATCAGGCAAATCAAGTCATCTGATGTAATTAAGATGACTTCTATTTTGTCCAAGGTTGGAATTCGTAATTTTAAAGATATATTTGATAAGGAAACATTAGCCAAATTCAATGATAAAGAAGCTGATAGAAATGAATTAGCATTAAGTGTAGGAATTGATATTGTTAGTGTTATCCTTGAAAGTTTAGAGAAATGCGAACAACCACTTTATAAATTTTTAGGAAGTCTAATTGGTATGACAAAGGAAGAAGTTGCTGAACTACCAGGTGCAGATTTCTTAAAACTTTTAGAAGAAGTATTTACAAGTGAGGATATGAAGGATTTTTTCAAGGCTGCTTTGAGGTTGTTAAAATAGGTGATTTTAAATTTATGGACATGCTATTTCAAAGATATGCATGTCCTTATTTGTTGTTGGATGAGGTTATTGAAGAAAAAAGATTTGTTGAATTTATTAATGAATTTGCAATTGTTAAGCGTGAAAGTGAAATCGAAAAGGTATGGTTACATAAGGTATTTGACAAAACATACAATGATTTTAAAAATAGTTTAACGTTTAATGATAAACCTTCAAAAACTAGTCTTGAAGCAGCAGTCAAAAATTCAAAACAAATACTAGAAAAATTTATTCCTACATAGGGGGTGAATAAATGAATCTGTTTGATTTACAAGCAACAATAACGATTGCTATAGATGATGCTTTAGAAAGACTTCAAAGACTTGGAAATAGGGCAAATGATGTAGCACAAGAATTAAATAGTGAATTAGGTGGAAATAATAATGTAAACATTGATACAAACCAAGCAATTGATGGGTTAGAAGATGTAGAACAAGCAGCAGAAGATACAGAAGAAGCATTGGATGATGTTGCAGATTCAAGTGATGAAAGTGGTAATAGTTTAGAAGTTTTTGGAAGTATTGCTAAGGGTATAACAGGTGGTGTTGCAGCTTTAGGTGTTGCAGTTGTTGGTCTAGCAGGTGGTTTTTTATCACTAGCTGGTAATACTAGGGAATATCGTGAAGACATGGCAAAACTAGAAGCATCATTTAAAACTGCTGGTCATACAACTGAAGAAGCCACTAAAACATATAAAGAATTATATTCAGTTTTTGGTGAAGAAGATAGAGCAGTTGAAGCTGCACAACAAATATCCAAACTAGCCAAGAATGAAGAAGAAATGGCAAAAATGACCAATATTGCAACAGGTGCATGGGCAATGTGGGGTGATTCACTTGCTACAGAATCACTAATGGAAGCCATGAATAGTACTGCTAAAATTGGTGAAGTACAAGGTACACTTGCAGATGCATTAGAATGGTCAGGTGTCAATTTAGAAGAATTTAATGGTAAGTTGGCTACAATGTCAACTGAAGAAGAACGTTCTGCATATATTCTAGATACTTTAAATGGTTTATATAGTGAATCTGCAGAACAATATAGAACAATTAATGCAGAGGTAATGGCAGCAAATGATGCACAATCTAGATTAACTGATTCAATGGCAGCATTAGGTGAAAAAGCAGAACCAATTGTTACTAAAATAAAGGAAGGCTTTGCACTAATACTTGAAAAGGTACTTGAATTAATGAACAATGTGGATTTTGAAGCATTAGGTACTGAAATAGCAAATGCATTCCAAGGATTTGTTGATAATGTATTACCTGCAATAGTATCAGGATTGCAATGGATCATAGACAATAAAGATATTATCATTGCAGGTATTGTAGGTATTGGTGCAGCATTTGTAGCATGGAAAATAGTTGGTATTGTACAATCAGTAATTAAAGCACTACAAGGTATGACATTAGCACAAGCAGCATTGAATCTTGTCATGTCACTAAATCCTATTGGTTTGGTTGTAGCTGCAATAGCAGGACTTGTTGCTGCATTTGTAGTTTTATGGAATAAATCTGAAGGTTTTAGAAACTTCTTCATAGGTATGTGGGATGGAATCAAATCTGCAGTTGGAAGTGTTATTGATTGGATTTCAGAAGCGTGGGAAGGTTTAACTTCAGGTATAAAAGGATTCATGAATGGAATCATTGATGGTATTAATGGTGCAATTGGTTTCATTAATAAGATTAAAATTGATATTCCTGATTGGGTACCTGAATATGGTGGAAAAACCATTGGTTTTAATTTAGAGAAAATACCTAAATTAGCACAAGGTGGAATTGTAGAAAGTCCAACATTAGCAATGATTGGTGAAGATGGAAAAGAAGCAGTTGTTCCACTTGAAAACAATTTAGGTTGGATTGATAAGATTGTAGATAAACTTAATCCAAATAATGATTCAGACCTTATGTTTAATAAACTGATAGATAGGTTGGATTCTTTAGAAAAGGCAATATTATCAAGGAAAATTTACCTAAATGGTAATGTACTAGTTGGTGAATTAATGCCAACTATTGATGCTAGATTAGGTGAAAGAGTAGAAGCAACAGGAAGGGGAAGATAGGAAATGAAAGGTATAACATTTGGAAATTATCATTCATATGATGATTTTTCCCTTATTCTGATAAGTAAAGTGATTAGTCTTCCAAGAACTAAAACTGAATATGTAGATATCCCAGGTGGTGATGGAAGACTTGATTTAACTGAATACTTTGGTGAACCTAAATATGATGATAGAATGCTAACATTCAGTTTTGAAACATTATTAAGAGGGGAAGCCTATTATGAATTATACAATGAAATTGCTAATGCAATTCATGGTAAATATCTTCAAATAGTATTGGATGAAGATCCAGATTTCTATTTTGAAGGTAGAATCAATGTGAACCAATACAAGTCAAATGATAAGGTTGGTAAACTAGTTATTGAATGTGATTGTTATCCATATCAGATGGAAGCAATTCAAATAAGAAATGAATTTACATTAGATGGATTGGAAATGGAAGTTGCCTTGTTGAACTTGAAAAAATCAGTAATACCTATGGTGGAAGTTACTACTACTTCAAGTATAACAGTTGTTTATGAATCTAATAGTTTTAATCTAACAAGTGGAATATATGAAGATCCAAGATTAATACTAAGGGAAGGAAGCAACATTATTAAACTAGGTGGAACAGGAACTATAGCATTTACTTATAGAAGGGGTAAATTGTAATGTATAAGGTCTATTGTGATGATAACCTAATCTTTCATACATTGATGGAAGATAGAAGAATATTCAGTCCAAAAATAGATATTGCCTTAAATAAAACGGGTTCATTTACATTTACAATTTATCCTTCTAATCCATTCTATAACAAATTAAATAAGCTGAAATCCATCATTAAAGTATATAATGATGATTTTTTAATTTTTAGGGGTAGAATCCTAGATGATGATTCATACTTCCATAATCAAAAACAAATGGTATGTGAAGGTGAATTATCATTCTTCCTTGATACAATTCAAACAGATTTTAGCAACATTACCAATACTAGTGAATTATTACATCATCTAATTGATGTTCATAATTCAATGGTTGATGTAACTAAGCAATTTAAAGTAGGTAGAATCAATATTATTAATGACACTATTATTGATGGGAATTCAAAGTATATGAACACTTGGGATGTAATTAATAGTGAACTAATCAATAAGCATGGTGGATATATCTTTGTAAGACATGAAGATGATATTTCATACATTGATTATCTTGATGATTTTGATACATTGAGTAACCAACCAACAATTGAATTTGGTAAAAATCTATTGGATTATGTTAAGAAGGTTAAGGGTTCTAGTATTACTACTGCAGTTATACCTTTGGGTAAAAATAAATTAACAATTGGTTCAGTAAACAACAATGTGGACTATATATCAGATACTGATGCAGTTAGAAAATATGGATTCATCTGTAAGACCATTGAATTTAATGATGTTATAGATGCTAGTCAGTTGAAGCAATTAGGACAAGAATATTTAGATGAACTGAAAAAACTAGAAGTATCTTTAGAAATTAATGCAATTGACATGGGTAATCAATCTACTGATTTTAATTCATTTAGATTAGGTACTTACATTGGTGTTAAATCAATACCACATGATGTAGATACTAAATTCTTAATCACTAAATTATCAATTGATTTAACTGATCCAAAATCAAATAAGCTGGTACTTGGTAAAACA